TAAAAACATGTCAGCACTCTTAACTAAAAATTTCAAAATATTGATGGCACAGCAAGTTTATAACTTGTTGGACTTGGGCTCCAACTCATACTTGCCAGCTGAAAGAAAGTCATATTTGTATGCGTTTTTTGGTAGACACTTGCCATGGAATGCTGGAACAGAAGTTGCTGGCACTCCATCAGAATCAGATAATGCTATAAATGATTACTATAAACGCGGTGTCTTAGCTAAACAACTATCGTTTGAAAATGCATCTCTTGTTGTTCCTAGAAATGATTGGACTTCAAATACAGTATACAATACATATGAAGCAAATACAAATTTCTATGTGTTAAACACAAAAGACCAAGTCTTTAAGTGCCTCTCAAATGTATCAGCCGGCACAGCATCTACAGTAGAACCGGAGTTGACACTTTCCACAACATCTTTGGAAGAACCATATGTGGAAACTGCCGATGATTACAAGTGGAAATATATGTACACACTAACATCTTTACAAAAACAAAAGTTTTTGACTGATGATTGGATGCCAGTTTCTACCAATAAATTTGTAAGAGCAGCCGCTGAAGCGGGTTCAATTGATATCGTTACAGTAACAAATTCTGGTAATAATTATACAGATGGTACTGTACAGAGTATTATTACGATTGACGGCGACGGAACTGGTGCTGTATTAAAGGCAAATGTTTCTGGTGGACAAGTAAAAAATATAATCATACAAAATCGTGGAAATTATTACACTTATGCAAACTTAACCTTTACTGATGTTACTGGTGGAGTTGGTTCACTTGCAGCCGCAACAGTTTCAATTGCTCCACATGATGGTCATGGATATTCGCCAACTTATGAATTAGGTGGTTCTACAATTATGTTTAATGTGGAATTTGCACAAGATGAAAGTGGTGTGTTGCCGGTTGATAACGATTTCCGTGAAGTGGTATTGTTGAGAAATCCCTATAGATATGGAACTACAACATTAGCCACAGCACAAACACACAGTTTATACACTCTTGTTAAAGTTTCACCCGGTGTTGGTGACTTCAACAATGATGAAGTGGTATATCAAGGAACAACATATGGTGATGCAACATTTACGGCTGATGTTATTTCTTTTAGTGAAACGCCTAACTTGTTATACCTAAACAATGTTCGTGGAACATTACAAACAAACCAGGCGATTAGAGGCTTACAAACAGGCGCTATTCGCATCGTAAACACAGTTACAAATCCAACTCTTGATTTGTACTCTGGAAAGATATTATACATATCAGATAAATTGCCAATTACAAGAGACCCTGCCCAAACCGAACGAATTCGTTTCATATTGAGTTTCTAAACGAGGAATAAATGACTGCTACTTTTAACTACGATCCATACTATGACGATTTTGATGAAGATAAAAACTTCATGCGTGTCTTGTTTCGTCCAGGTTATTCGGTTCAAGCCCGTGAATTAACACAATTACAAACCATACTAGCCAATCAAATTGAGAAATTTGGTAACCACATTTTTAAGAGTGGTAGTCCAATTGTTGGTGGTAAAGTTTCTTTAGATAACAAAGCTAATTATGTGGTGCTGGCTGCTCAATATAATAGCTTGGATGTTGATGCTACACAATTTCTAAACAAGACTGTCGTTTCGTATAACTCAACCAAAATAATTAGAGCAAAAGTTATTGCAATTGACACATCAACTGCAAATCCAATTCTAATTTTAAAATATCTAAGTGGTGAAAGATTTGCTGAGTCGGATGAAATTCGTGTTTATGGCCAAGAAATTTATGCACAATTGAGATCCACTGCGGCTGTTGGTGGTTCTTTCATAGCTAAACTTCAAGAAGGTATTTACTACTTCAAAGGACAATTTGTAAAAGTAGTTCCCCAATACCTCGTTCTTGAAATTTTCTATCGTGTAGGATATAACACAACCACAATCAATTTAAATCCATCATACAAAATTGGTATTGAATTTACTGAAACTATTGTTGATGAAATTGATGATACATCACTATTGGATCCAGCACAGGGTGCCTTTAACTACCAAGCACCAGGAGCCGAGCGTTTTGCAATTCAAACTTCTCTATCAAAGAGAACATTAGATTCTGCTGATATTTCAACATTCTTTGAAATTGTTCGTCTTGTTAATGGTGTAAAAACAAAAGAGATTGATTATCCAATCTATAGTGAAATTGAAAAAACATTAGCACGCCGTACACATGATGAATCTGGAAACTATACGGTGGATCCATTTGTCATTTCTCTTGAAGAAGGCGATAGTGCTAATGGTAAATTCAACGTTATTTTAGATCCGGGCAAAGCCTACGTGAGTGGTTATGAATTTGAAACTATTGCTCCAACAATTATTGAAGTTGATAGAGCAAGGGAAGTTTCAAATGTTTCAAGTTTTGATTTACCAACAAACTATGAAAGTAGTTTAGTTCTAGCAAACGTTCGCGGCACACTTGATATTACAGCATTCCCATCTTTGGACATTCATTCTGTTCCACATACAAACATTAGTCTATCAACAGGTCCAGCGTACAATTCTACCAAAATTGGTACAATTTATGCAAATATGATTCGCTACAATGATGCATACAATCCAGACATTGGTAATACTCATACATTTACTGTAAATACATTTGGTGCTAATACTGTTCCAATTACAGGAACATTAGCCGCAACTGGATCATCTGCTACTACAATCGCAATTCCTGCCGCATTCAATAATGCTTTGCCATTGAATGCATACGCAAACATGTATTTCCAAATTACCAATGATGCTGGCGCTTCTTTATCTCCAATTTTAATTACAAGTTCAAATGCGGCTACATTTAATTTAGCATCATCATTGACTTTTATTCCAGGATCAAATACATTCACGATTCAATCCGAGATTAAAAATACTGAGTCACTTGTTGCTAATGGTGGTTTGTTTATAGCATTTGCTGGCAATATTGATACGGACTCAAAAGATCCAACTACAGGATTTGTTTCTATCAATGAACCAGTTAGAACCAGTTTAGTTTTTGAAACTCCATATGAAGCAATCAAAGCTAATACAATTAGCAATATGGATTTTCAGGTAAGAAAGAAATATACAGGAACAACATCTGGTGGTAAATTTACTGTGACGGCTTCAGGCACAGATACTTTCCCATTTTTACCAGCATCAGGAACAGTTTCAGATTCATTGATTCTGAATAATATAATTTGTTTTGTCCGTTCAGATAGTGCAAGTAATACTCAATATGGTATTGCTCCTAATACAGCAATTAGCTTATCAAATAATAACTTTACAATTACCACAGTTTCAACATCATCATTTGAAGTTGATTTGAAAACTTTAACTGATGTTATTAAAGTTGATTTGCTTGTAACGACAAAAATCAATAATGCTGAGGTTGGAGCAACTGGTGTTACTAAGCGTAAACAATTGGTACCAATTACTGGTGGAACAGATTTACATTCTCTGATTCCATATGAAATGAATACTGCTGGAACTGAAGGAACAACTGTTCTTTATTCCGCAAATACAACTGGTGCAGTAACTTACTTCTCTGGTGGTGCAGTATTCACAAGCGTTGGCGCAACCAATTTTGATAACGGCACAGTATTAACAGATTTAAGAACTCCTGGCAAAGCAGTTAGTTTGCAAGTTCCGGATGTGTATGAAATCATTGGCATTTTTGATTCTAAAAACACAGGATCAAATGTCACATCTGCTATGTTGACAATTGCATCTAATGATATTACATCTTACTATGAATTTGACAATGGTCAACGCAAGACCCATTATGACCATGCAACGATTACATTAAAACGTGGATATTCTGCGCCTGTTGGAAAAGTATTTGTACAATATAGGTACTTCAAAAGTTTGTCTGTATTTGCCGGACTATTTGATGTTGATTCATATGCACAAGGCTCAAATATTTCTTACTCGGACATTTCCAAGTTTGATAATAAAGAAGATAAAAAACTTATTTCTCTGAGAGGTGCATTTGACTTTAGACCATATAAAGATGTGGGCGGAACCTCGTTGTCTGGAGCATTGAATCCA